TACTTAACATCTCCCTCCACTGGGGTTGAATCAGACACTTCGGTGGTTTCTGGTACGGCCAGCGGTGCCGATTCGGCGGTTTCGGGTGCCGCCGCCTTCTTATCCTTGGCCGCCTCCAACTGCATAGCGGTTTCAATGGCCGCAGCATTGCCCGCGTCATACTTGGCCTGTTTGGCCTGCGCCGCCGTGTCCTTAGTGGAAAGCAGCTGGTAGGCCTTTTCAATTGCGGCCGATACCACAACCGGGTCAACTTCATGCCCCATCCCCTTTAGTTGGGTGGTAACCTGGGTAACCGCTGCTTGCCGCTTTTGGTCGTTTGGCAATTCATAGTGGGTCGAGTAGAAAGCTACAGCGTTCGTAGCGAAGTTATCGAGGATTCCCAAGACTTCGCGTTGTTGAGCGGACTTGTTAGCCGCGATCTTTTGCTTTAAGGCCGGATTAATCCGGGTAAACCACCCTACGAGGGCAAAAATAATGACACCCAGAAGCCCGGTGTCGTTTAGTAACTTGATCGTTTTAAATGCAGTGTTCACAATATATGCCTCCTATAATTTTCCATATCTGATTTGATACTCACGATTCTCTCGTTCCAGGACAGCGTTACGCTGCTTTAGCTGTGCAATCTGTTGATTAAGTTCGTCCTTCATTGCGGAACTTTTCTCCTGTAATGTTGCTAGATCGGCAGCAGCCTGTTCTCGGTCAGCCTTAGCTTGCTTCCGGTCGGCCTCCCGATCATCACGTAATTGCTGATTATCCTGCTTAACAGTGGTCAGAATGTAGGATTCAAGCTCCTGGCGGTCGGAATTGTGGCCATGGATAACACCCCAAATTGCCACGGCAAAAGTACCAATGGCCCCTAATAAAACTGTGAAGTTACTAGTGCTCACCGTGGTCACCTCTCATCAGGGTGCCGATTAGTAGCACCAAAACCAGCATTGCAAACACCCACGTCAAATTAAAGCGGGCATCAAACAGGCCCCGCACCATAAATGCAATGGTCAGGGCACCGACGGCCGGTGATAAGGCAACCATGCCCCAGTCCCTTAAGCGGCGACTATAAAACATAACACCGGCAAGGATCAGGCCCCCACTAAGAATAAGCAACAGGGCAAACCACCAGTCGTCCGCAAAGCCGAAAATGATGTGTTCAATTCGTGGTGGTGGAGGCGGGGGAGTCACCCGGGGATCATCTAAATAGACTTGATGAAACCAGACATACAGGCCACCGACGATTGAAAATAGGCCAAAACAGAAATGGTTCCAATGCCGCGTAATTCGTCGCAGTGGTCCGTCTTTAGGATCATCGATCATTAATTACCCCTCCTTCCCTATAAAAATTCCCAAAAGAAAAGCACCAACTAGAATCGTAATGCCTAAGCAGGCATAGATTCGTCGGTGCCGGAGGAGTTTTTTACGACGGTAGAAATCCCAAGGATCTGTTTTACTTGGTCGGTCAGAATGGCAGGCACTTGGTCAATGGTACGGACCCCGTCTAAAACGAAAGATGCATAAATTGCTGCTAAAGAACTGAAATTAGTCATAATAAATTATCTCCTTATTTTTGATCGAGTAATTTTGAAACTTCGTCATATACTTGTACTGGTACTTGGTTCAAAGTACGGTCACCGCGTTGTACAGCGGCCACATAAACCTTGGCCAGGAAACTAAAATTCATGTTCTCACCTCCTACTTAGTAGTTGTTCCAGTCGTGGCGGTCGATTGTGAGAAGACAAAGTCACTGATTTCCAGTAATCCGGATTCGGTCGTCTTCAACTTTTCGGTTAGTGTGGCATTTGCCGCGTTAGCTGTAGCGGCGTCAGTCTTGGCGTTTGTGGCGTCATTTTGCGCCGAAAACGGCGAAAAGCGACAGAATCATCACAATTCCTAACGTCCACTTACTTAGCGTCCTCACTGACTTCATCCCCCTTTTCAGGCACTTTAGAAGCGTTTCCTGACGACACGTTCAGCTGTTGGGATTGGTTGTTGCCCTTTGAGGTGTTTCTCATAAGGCCACCCCACCCCAAGATTTGCGTTACCAGACTAACCCAGCTACTCATGGAATTAGAAAGACCAATCGGTACTGTTAAACCTAACGCGTTTCCAAACATGACAATCCCAGACGCCAAAATAAAAACGACCGATGCAATATCAGTCGCTGATTCCTTATTGAAGCTCAATTTAAATTTACTCATGACTTTTTCTCCCCCGTTCGCTCAAAGAGCGTTCTTAGTTCTTCATCATGGCGAGCCAAGTGAACCTCGTGGTCATCCAGTCGCTTGTCATGATCTTTGTGGACCATGTCGGCATTGTCTCCGATTCCCTCTACTTTTTTCGTCAGCATGTCGATTGAATCTCGCAGCATTTTGTTACTCAATTCGGCTTGTGCCGCTTGCTGCCGATTAATTGTGTTCTGTGGATTTATAATGGCAACTTTGACCAAGCCGACTACACCAGCAGACACGAACCCAATCACCGCGACAATGGCAGCAAGCTCGGTCCACCGATATCCCATGAACCAATGCGGCGGGGTATGCTGTACCACCGTCGTTGTCAGTAACGCTAGCTTCCCTAACACATCACCTCATCCCCTTCGCTATAATTAAAAGCACCTAGCTACTTGGCGGTATCTGTCGCAGTAGTTGGTGCTGTATAATCCTTACCAGTTAATTCTTTGTATTGATCGGTCGTAATTGCTCCCATCTGTACATACCATTCAGGGCCATTTGCTAACGCGCCCCACCCATAAAGCATCTTAATTGTTGCAAAGCTTGGAAAATTCATAGTTAAGCCTCCTTGGTTGTGTCAGTGTTCTTTTCTGCTTGAAGTTGAACGATTTGAGCCGTTAATTGGCCAACTAACTGCTGCAAATCTGAAATTGTTGCCTGATAGGTAATCGCCTGGGCCGTAAGTTCTCCCACCATCTTTTGCAATTGTTCAATGGTTGAGTTAGCGGTGGTAAGCTGCTTGCTTAGTTGCTCTTTATCTTGCTTCAACTGCTTATTATCAGTGAGCAAGTCACTAATCTGACTGGCCTGATTACTAATGGTCAGCCGCAGCATGGCTGTTGAATGTGACGGCAAATCCTCAGGACTTTGTAAATCCCCGTTAGCATCCCAGTAGTATTGGTCCCAATATTGTAAGAAATATTCTTTTTCATAATCAGCCATAGTAACAGGCGCTAGGCCATCGGCAGTGGCAGTTACTGGTTGCTCGGCAACTCGGTTATTGTCGCCTTTCTTGACATAATACGTAAATGATTCCAATGCGATTCCTCCTTTATTGTTTGATGAAGAACAAATCAAAAGATGCTGCTCCTCCTATCGGATTTACATTTTCTGCACCAGCACCACTATATTCATTCAAAATTGTAAGAATATCATCATCTAATTTTGCCGAAGCATTTCGCAAACGGTTTACATTGATTGTCTCTGCATTGCCTGCAATGCTTCCCTTCGTTGTATCTAGGGTATAGGTCCCCGACAAAAATTCAGGAAGTTTCAGTAGCCCCAACTCCCATTTATGAAGCGCATAATTGCTCGAATCAAAAACCACCCCTCCTGCTAATTCAAGGATTTTCCCATCAAATCTGTACATGCAGAACGCCTGACGGATTGTCATGGGGCTCGGATCCGGATCAATAGGTTCGGGACTCAATGTGAGTTTCCGAAATCCATTAGTTTGTTCCTTTTTTCCACGATAGTAGATAGCCATTAAAAGCCACCTACTTTCACAGACTGAAAGGCGCTACCGCGGCGGTTTAGGCACGTTAGGTGCCCCCCATGGTAAACAGTGTTAATCATTATAATGACCTCCTAATATGCTTCAATTCGATCGATAATTAAATATCTACCTAATATGAGAACGTAATCGTCATACCCACTAACGCTACCACCTATCGATGTGCCTCTAAGGCTTGGGTTAATTTCTGTTGCTGAATCCACTGAACCTCTAGAATAAAGATGGAGTCCATCGGTATCGCAAATTCCATTAACGGGCATCGAATCTGTTGACGACATAGGTGCCGTTATCTTGAATGATTTATTACTAATAAGTTGTTCTTTGCTAATTATGAAGGGACTGCTACCAGAATCCGGAACATATTTATAAACCGACTGTGATAAAGCAGAATCTCCACCACTTCTATATGACTTAATACTAAATCCTTGGTATTGGCTTGCATATATCTTGATCCCCCTGTGAATACGTGTAATTGGTAAAGGTATGACAGCATCCGTCGCAAAAAAACTTTTTGCAGATGGATAATTGGCCAAGAATCCTCCACCAACCGTTTGAATAGGTTTACCAATAGTACAAATGATCGTTCCAGATGGCAGTAATCTTTGGAAGAATTTTCCATGCTTCAGATAGCCGCTTGTGATTGTGTGACCGTTATCCGCAGTATTGATGAACTTCTTTGGGTTCCAAATTGCCATTAGCTAGTCGCCCCCGTTGTCGTGGCGTCGGTAGGCTCATCATTTTCCACTGTGACATACCGATGTAAGTGGTCTTCAGCAGACTTGGACTGTGCAGTGGCCTCATCGGCTACAACAATATCAAGCGGCAACCCATCGATACATAGACCGTCAGCATCAGTAATCGTTAAGGTATGTGTACCAAGTACGACCCCCTTCACGAACTTGGGCACCTGAGTAACCTCACTAGTAGCTGGATTAATCAGTAAGACGTTATCTTTGTCTACCATCTTGTAGACGACTCCGTCTACAGTAACACTGGCGTCTCCATTATCAGCGACCATATTTTTTCCATCTGTGAGGGTGGTCTTAGCCGTCTCTGCCGTGATATAGGCGTCACCAGATGCGTTTACTGGATCTTTCTCAAACCTGTTGGCGCCCGTGAAGTCGTTGTCTTTATCTTGGTCGGCCAGCGATTCTGGAATATGCTCCTTAATATCCTCAATCGTTGCAACATGCTTTGCAACTAGAATTGCATCAAGATCATTTTCGTTCAATGAGCCAGCCTGACTGACGGTGATCAGAACATTATCCGTATCGCTGACTGTCGTGTCTGTTTGGAATGAGTCATTGATATTTGAATGACCATCATACGCCGGAATGTAGTCAGGCAACGAACTTGGAAGCACCCCGTATAAGGCTTCATCGCCGTTCTCAAGACGTGCATAGAAGCCAACGGTATAGAGACTATAGTCAGTGGTAACATCCTTAGATGGAAAATCTACCCGCATGGTCAAAGTAGTTTTGTCCTTCTTGACGATTCGTGAATACTGTACTTCCTGCTTAACATCGGCAATATCTGTCAGGGCCTTAATGTCCTCAATCGAAGATGCCGAGTAGTCGTGGCTGCTGGCAACTGCCCGAGTAAACTGAATCTTATCTAACCCGCCTTGCGTACTAGTTGCCAACTCTCGCCCAGCCTCAGTTAGATACGTTTTATCAAATTGCACTTGCTATCCCTCCTTTACAATGCGGTGAATCCGCTGCTTTTGCGTCACAGTAGCAATCATTGTCGAGCCATCCCCAACGACATGCTCACGGTCGACCTGCGAGTCCATGACAGCAAAGTGCTGCCGGTTGCGTGATGTTGCTGTGGCGATGAACAGGTTTGATTCTGCATGTGCTTGGAAGTCGACACCAACGATCTTCACCTCAGGCATCACCGCGCCCTCTAAGGCCTTAATCAACAGATTCTTTTTCCTAGCGGATTTGCTGTATTTATTGGGAATGTTGGTGAACCGAATTGCTTCAGGATCGCCGCCAAGTTCCTCAGGATCGGTGACGAGACTGAATTCGGTTGGATCGGCTTGCAGGATGAAGGCAATCAAATCAATCAAATCATCTTCAGTGACCCCCATTTGGTTGAGCATACGTGCCAGCCGAACCTGGAATCTGAGAAATTCGTCATCGTCGTCAATCCGACTAACGCCCCAGTCCGCCGCAGTATCCTCGAGGATTCTTCCACTGGCCCTATCGAGCTGACGCGATTCGTAAATCTTTCGGAAGATTGATACTTCACCAATCACCACATCAGCAATGATATTAAGCAGTGCTTGATTAGTGCTGTCAGGTGATTGATTCATCATCCCAGGTTGTGAGCTCAGGATTAACTGGCGAATCGTATCATCATCTAGTCCTAGGTCGGCCCAGAACTGATCCCATTGCTCATCAGTCATCGATGATCACCTCGATATTGTCTGCAGTGATATAGGCCAGTGAGTATAGATCGACTGCAACGTTGCCAAGGGACAATGACGCCTTATCAGTGCCTACAGTCAAATCGATGCTGCTGATTCCATCTACCTGCCACAGGTATTCAAAAAGCTTCGAGTACAGTAAGGAATCACCCATGCTAAGGGTTCGATCATATTCAATGACCTTATCCTTTAGATTGGCAATACCGTTGTCTGAATCGAAGCTATCGGTAGTCTTGATATGAACTTGTACGTACACTGCCTGGAGCTTTGCCCGTGAAAAGTTAACTGTACGTTTTTGACCTGAGTGGTTCAGTACCGTCTTTGATACCTCGCCAACCGTATGCCCAGGTGCTCCAATCGCGTGAAAAATTGCCTCAGCAATATCCTGATCAGCTCCGCCAATCACATAGAAATGACTGGTCTTAGCGGGGTTGCCAAACGAGTCTTCGGTTAGCTCATTATTGACCTGAACCTTGCATTGAAGAACACCGGCCACATTTTCAACATTAGTCTTAAGACCGTCTTCAGTGGAATCTGAACGCGCTAATCGATTCTCAAAGGCTCGATCCCGGTAATTAATCTCAGACTCAATTTCATCACCACCGCTGGCAGCTTCAGGATTGGTTACCCGGATGACACCGTCAATTGATTCCCCCGATTGGTCAGTAATTGTTCCAGCCCCAACATTGCCACTAATCCCATTCTGATCTGCTTGAGCCTGAACCACTATGCGCCCGATCTCGTTTCCATCATCATCGGTCAAAGGAACATCTTGGCCGTTGTCGTCCTTAACCGTGGCAATCTCAGGAACCTTGGCTTCTTCAATCACATCGAATAGGACTTCATCTGCAGTACCGAACTGAGTGCCTTCAGGAATAACGGTCCCGACGTTGGCATCAATTTGTAAGTAGGTAGTAGCCGGGGTAGCTGGCTTACGGCTCACCCCAAAGTCTGATCCAATGATGTCGAGGTCTGAATTACGACCCCGCAAGATGGACCAGGCGTTATAGACTAACTCGCCAAAATCTTCAACTTTCTTACGTCCCAAGGACAAGCCACCTAATAGTTGGCCCAAATGATGGGCGTCGTCTGTTGCGACGTTGTCGCCTAGCTTTTCCTTCGCGTCCTGATTGATTTCTTCCCGTAAGTCATCGAGTTCCTGCAAGTCGTAACCATTTTCGTCAGTCAAAGCCATCCGTTTCCACCTCCATTCCTGTATCAGTTGATTGCTCGTTGCCGTTGTCGTCTATAGTTACAATCTTCAGACTGACCGTGGCTGTGCGGCCCGCACGAGTGATTCCAGTAATCTCCGCACTAACAAATGTATCGAAATGGCTCTCGAGATAATCACTAATCTCCGCTTCCATTGCGGGCTGGTTATCGATTTCAGATAACAGACTAAGATGGTTCAACCCAAAGCCTTCATTCCACACGAGTTCGCCCTCGTTGGTTCCTAGAGCCACTCGGTAAGCCTCGGATTGATTGACATCCTCAGCCATAATCAAATCCCCATTTTCGGGGTCAATTTGAATGTCGTTATCAGTGCCAACCGCGAAGTCTTTACTCATTGTTTAACCACCCCAATCACTATGCCATCATTCAAGCTGTGCATCCGTCGACTCGCGAGCATGAACTGACCAGAATCTTCGTAGTTGTCCAGATCCCGGTCATGGAAAACGACAACCACGCGGTCGCCACGCTTCATCTTTGTTGGGCTTCCACCCTTGAGATATTCAGCTGCATTAGCAAGTACCAGACAGTTACCGATAATTGACCGTTTGTTACCATTGGAATCTAGCGGGGCTGGCTGTACGTCAGCAGTTTTACCATCGTAGAAAACAACGTCTCCTACAATCACGCAGTTAACACCTGCCTGAAAGTACGGCATCAATTCGCCAACTACTAAGTCCAGCGCCTCATTTTTATCCTTACTCATACCAACTCCACCTCACAACTTGTCTGCATATCATCTAGTGAATGGGTGTAGTTCTTAACCCTGACAAAGCTCTTAATGTTTTCAGCGACGTAGAAGGTCGACGAGTTGGCAATCATCGGATTAAGATACGTGACCACCGTCCATGTTGCCTTCTTGCCGTCTTCATCACTGATTGTTGGCTGATTAACCAACCCATCTCGTAACGTGAAATAAAGATGAGTTTGGTATAAGGTCGGCTTCTCATCGTAGTCGATGACAATGTCATCCATTCGATACTGAAACCGGCTCCCACAATCTTTCACGATCTTCTTAATTGCAGATTCCGGCTTAGATGACACGGTGTAGCCCCGCTTGTACACCTTATTCTTCTTAAGATGTAACACTGCAATAGGAATACCCGCCTCGCGAGATATTCGCTGGATGATAGTCTTGGCTTTAACACCTTTTTTAAAGCGAATATTGATGTTCTTTTTCTTGCTGGTAATCCAGGTGATCGTGCGCCCACTTGAAGTCTTGTACGAGTGCTTCACCTTTTTTGCTCCAGAATAAGCATTATAAATCTTCTTGTTCTTGCTGTAGTCCTTCCCAGCAACAAAGGTAATCGTGAGGAGACGATCTTCGCCATCTTTGGCTACCGGTGCAACCTTTGTGATATTGCCAACAGCGATAATGCCGAAAACATCATATCCCCCAGCCTTAACCACAATGTGGGCCTTAGGTTTGAAAAGCTTCTCGTGTTCCTTAGACAAGTTGGCCAGGGTAATCGAGTTTGTTGCAGGCGATCCGCCATCCCCACCGCTAATATCACCGGTGATACCAACCCCATAGCCTATTGGATGGAAGTTAGTGAATTTATAAGTCCCGGACTTGAGTTCCAAATCAACTTCAATCTTTGATCCATACCAGGTCTTTTCTCCAGGATTAGTGGTTTCAATCGTCATCACTGTCACCATCCTCATACAGACTATCATCTAGCAAGAAGACACTCTTTTGGAAGTTGCCAAAGGTCACCGATGACTGTAATCCGGCCTCATCCATAGGTACGAGCCGTTCCGGTGGCAACCAGTCATAACTGGCCCAATACCATAATGGAACGCCGTAGGTAAGCGGTTCGCCATTAATTTTATGGGTTTCATCATCCACAGCAACCATATCAATGGTGAGCTGCTGGGACAACTCATTTTTCTGAAGAGTCAGCTCGAAAACACCGTTCTCAAACTCAACTTCTTGTCGGTCAGGTAAGCTTGTCAAATCGAACATGATACTATCTCGTTTCATTCACTTACCCCCTACTTTGGAATCTTGAGTTTTCGACCGGGAAACATGGTCTTCTTCCAGCTGCCATTGAGCTTGGTCAAAGTGGCCACACTTGTCTTGTACTTGCGAGCTAGTCCCCAGTAGGTTTCTCCAGACTTAACCACATGCGAACGGTACTTGGACTTGCTACTGCCTTTCTTTTTCGAACCCTTAGTACTACCTTTCTTCTTTGTTTTCTTCTTAGCCTTGTTATAAAGGATTCGTGCCTGTTTAACATAGGTAAAGGTAATACTGAGCTCCAACAGATTTTCACGTGGAAGACCCGAAACAGTTTTAGCAAGCGATGAAATTTTTACGTGATTCCAATTCGAAAAGCCTCGCATGATAAATTCAGTGTCGATGCGTTGCAGTTTTTGTAAATTGGAAAACTTTTTATCACAGTCAGCAAATGATTTTCCGAAGAGATAGTATGTGCCAGATAATTCCTTACTGGTACGCGTTGACTTACCGGCTCGTGGGTCGGAATTGTCAACACCGACGGAAGTAATCTCACTAGTATTCGTCTCAGTAGGCTGAACTTCACCAAAAAAATAAACAACCGAGCTCATCAAATCAGCCGGATAAATGACGGTCTGACCAACGAGCGGTTGTTTTTTATGTTCGGCTATTTTAGATTTAATACTTTTGAGATTAGCCTTCTGTTTCTTTTTCTTCTCGGCTGCTTTACGTTTTGTCTGTTCGGCTTTAAGTTTCTTTTCAGCATCTTTATCCTTTGATTTCAGCTTCTTCAGACTAGTCAGCTTAGACTTCGACTGCTTTAGCTTTGTTCGGGCCTTACTCTGTGCTGTTAACTGCTTTTGATAACCACTTGAGCTGGTTACCTTTTTCAAGTCAGCATACGCAGCTTTCTGACTTTTCTTAAGACTGTTTATCTTAGATTGAATTGCTTTCTTGGAAGCAGTGTTTTTAGCATTAGCTAGCTTGGATTCTTGCGTGTCAATTTGCTTAGTTACCGCATCGTAAGCCGCCTTTCGAACAGAATATCCATTCTGTTTTTTAAGGTAGTCATCGGTCTTGTCGATTACCTTTTGTTGACTGGTAATCGCGCGTTGGGTGCTACTAATCTTACTTGCATCACTCTTCACCTTCCTTTTAATTTTTGAAACTTGGCTAGTAAGCTGCTTATCAGACATTTCAGACGGTGATAACAAAGATACTGGCAGACTAACCACTTTAGTAGTCGGCATATTGATGTAGCGATTAACATTCGTAACTACATTTGCTTTCAATGTAATATCCATTAAATCACCAACCCTCCTTCACCTTGATCCGTCCCAATTGCTCGGTGAATCATGTCTACCAGCTGTTCTGCAGAATCCGACAATCCCTTTTGAACCTGCTTACTAATATTGTGACTATCTCCACCGCCTTGAACTGTGATGTGATTGGTCATCTTGATGGTTACGCTCGTGCCACTTGTTCCAGCAGACTTCACTTGTGGAACGCGTTGACTAGGACGCGATGCAATTGATCTGTTGAGACTACCCGCAAGACCCGTGCCATCGATACCAGCCCGTGCGCGGATTGCGCTTTTAATTAACCCATCTGCATTTGCTTTCTTAGGATTAATTGCCACCTCATGGTCTTTTTCTCCAAAAACATTAAGTTTTCCTGATTCAGACCAGCCACCTTCATTGTGTAATGCGGCCTCAATTTTCTTTGCACCTGCAACGTGCTGAGCATTATACCCGCCACGTTCCCATTGGCTTGAGAACTTGTTCGCCAGTGAAGCAACTGAGCCAGTCCCACGAAGCACACTCTTCAAGACTGAGCTGTCAGAACCGTCACCTTTTAAAGCAAATTTCAGTTGCGTTCCGGCGCTCTTCCAGTTCTTTCCATGTCGCTTGGCGTAGCTGATTAAGGCTGCCTTCCGACCGCCTAACCATTGCCCAAGGCCACTGGCACCACCACCGGGATTAATCGCACCAGGATTCAGACCTGATTCAAATTCCCAGTTACCTAGGACGGCCGCGATACCAGCATTGGTTGCTGGTCCATACATTTTCTTGATAGCTGCCGCCAGTGTCTTGGCCCGTGAGGTCATGCCCCCGGACAGACTACCAACATCGGCGTCGCCAATTGAGTCTTGGAGGTTCTTCTTAATCCAGCTAATCGCTGATGAGCCCAATTGCGACTTAACTAGCCTAGTCATGGCTTTGCTAATCTTTGGAGCCTTCTTGCCACCAGAATTGCCGTAGTTACCATGAAGCTTGGTAACATCAAGCCAGCCACGAGTTGATCCACCACCATGAGACCATAGTCCCTGAGTTGAAGCACCAATGTGGACGTGAGTACCCGACGGACCTAGTTTGGCAATTGCTTGCCCCTGCTTAACGTGATCACCAGCGTGAACAAGTAACGTGGCACCGTGACCGCTCTTGCCATTCAGTTCCTGATAAATCAGGCTCAGCTTGCCACCTTTGGTTCCGATGTACTCACCAATACCATTACCGCCTTCCCAGCCAGCTTTGGTGCCCGTACTAGTTACGGTAGAGTCTTGGAGTGCGTGGACGGTCCTCCCACCAGAGAAGTCATTCCCATCATGAGAGCTGAATCCGCCGCTAACGCCGCCCCGATTACCAAATCCAGATGTCTTGATCCATCCAGCACCTGGTGAGTGCAACACAGGACCTCCACCACCGTTACTACTGATGAGGCTTTCAATGTAGTTCCACATAGCGTTTTCCCAGTTAGAACCAACAGACTTTGCTCCTGACTTAGACGTTCCCGTTAATCCCTGACGCAACGTTGAGCCGTTCGGCTTGACGTTCATTGTGAACTCTTGGCTAAATGCCTTGCTTGGGTCGCCTGCATTGGAAGATGCTAATGACTTCAGCTTACTGTCTGAAGCACCAGTCCCTTTCTTGAAGTGAGGAAGATATGGCTTTGCTCGTTCAACCTGAGAGCCGTTGAAGACTTCATCACCTTTTTGGAGATGAACAGCCACATTATCCCCGACTGGTTTTAGCAGCTGGCTACCACGAGCAACTAATTCTTGTCGTGGACCAAATTGTGCGTCATTCAAAACTGCCAACTGGTCGCTAACAATAGGGCCATTCGACCCAGCCGCATAGTGAATTGGTTTCAAAACTTGCTTATTACCACCAAATTGAGACAGAGCTGAGTCAATTCCACTAATCCCCCCATTGAGGGAAGAAATGGCCCCTGACATAGCCGTATGAGCATATGCCTTTAACTTACCCATGATTGAGCCAAAGTCGCTTACAGTTGCTTTAGCGGCTTGGTTCATCCCATCATGAAGTTGGTCCATTTGCTTTTGACTACCTTTTTGCATTTGGTCAAAGTCGGAAATCGTCTGTTTACTAATCTTTCCAGTCAGATTAGACGTGTCACTACGTAATCGTTTAAACTCCTGAATAGAGTCCTTACTAAACTTGGTAATCTTTGACTTGGACTTCTTAGTCCCTTTGGAATACCCGCTGGATAAATCATCACCAATTTTGTTGGCAGTTCGCTTAGTCTTGTATTCAGCGTTCTTTAGACTCGCATCGTTAATCCCAGTGATACTTGTCTTGGAGCTAACGTTGATACCCTTGAGTGAAGTAGTTCCTTTAGCATAACCTGGTAGAGTCCGGCCCTTCCCAAGCCCACCATGGAGCATTCTGGCAGTATCCTTAGCATTGATGATATGCTCACCAGCAAATACCTTAGCTACTACTGGGCCTTTCCCTAAGAAGCGGAAAGTACCCTTAGAAGAGTTGTATGCCATTTCCTGACCAGCTTCATTAAGCATGGCCATCCCAGTTTTATGAATTGGACCACCAGTTGCATGACCAAATCCAGTAACCAGTTTCTTAACAACTCGTTTAGACTTTTTCTTTTTAGAACTAAACTTAGAAGGATTGAGTACACCATAACTAGTATCCGCGTATGGCCCTGAACCAAATTGTCCAGCTATGGTAGCATGAGTTTGCCAACTTGGCTCACCACCGTCATGAAGACTGGTTGTGTGATTGGGATCGACGCTTTTATAAGCGTTGTGTTTAGGATCTTTATCTTTATTAGCATGCAAAATATCCTTTGATGCAATAGCCTTAGCAATCTCGCCACCGAGATAAGCACCAAGCCAAGCACCTTCCGGCCCGCCAAGATAACCCCCGATAGCCGCGCCGACACCTTTACCACCTGCTACCCAAAGCTCTTTGCCACCTTTTTTGGTACTAATACCATCTTTAAACGCTTTTACACCAGAGCTACCGACATCTAGGCCTAAACCAATCCAACTAATTGCACGGATTGCGCCACTGAATTTACTTCCACCATGCTTACCTGCATAGTTTCCAGACTTCTCGACCTGTGTTGCAAAATGCTTTCCCCCAGTTTTACCACCCTTAGTGAAGATGGACGTTATCTTTTGAGATAATCCTCCAAGTTTTGTAGTTCTAGGAATAGCATGTTGCCCCTTTGGAGATCCAAGTCCAGTTAAATCACCTAGCATATCGGCTCCATTTGCCAAAGCACTATCCTTGGCAACTAGTCTATAAGCGCTAGCGATTTCTCTGAGGTTCTTGGCGAACTTAGCAGCTTTATCAATTACAAACATTCCAACTACAATTTTGGCTACAGTCTTAATCGCTTGTTCATGTTTAGCAACACCTGACAAAAAGGCATCCAGCTTGTCCAATGGATCTTTGGCATTTTTCCCATTCTTATCAATTAATCCGAATGCCTCTCCGATGTCATAAAGAATATCACTGGTTGTTTTCCAAACTTGCTTTCCAAAAATCCCAGCAATATCACCGACATTCCCGAAGATGTCAATAATAGTTTCTTTGTGCTTATCAAGATACTCAATACTATTTACTGCAGCTCCAGTGACCATGCCCAGTGCAGATGAGATCCCATCTGCATACTTCTGCATCATGTCATCAGACACCAAGTTCCGCATAGACTTTGCGGATTCCTTACTCATCTTGAACGAGGTATTCATGACATCGCCAGAAAGTTTACTGAACCGAGACTTGATGTACATCGACATCCCCATAAAGGACGTCATGGCTTCCTTGGTACCACCACGATACTTCTTACCCAAGTAGGTCAATGCCTCAGTAAATTGTGTTGCTGTCATCTTACCGGAGGCCGACAATGCATAGAGTTGCTTCATGCTCTTGCCAGTTGCCTTCTGCAAAGCCTCCCCAAACATAGGGAACCGATTAATCATGACGGACATGTCTTCGGCAGATGCTTTACCACCAGCAACAATCTTAGCGAACTGCTCACCAGACTCTGCCAAAGCATCATTACTCATGTGGAGCGTTGACCCCAAAGCAATGAAGTCATTCGTCCAGTTCTTCGTCTCTTTTGCATTAGAGTGGACATGGTAGAAGGATTGGGCCATTTTATCCAGAGTGCCTGCAGCATAAATCGTATGCTGTGACATATTGTTAATAAAGCCAACAAGCTCCTTGCCATCTTTCGGGGCTTCAGTGGTTAAAGACGTCCACACCGTCTTCATCGTATCTTGTTCTTTGTTATACTCCATCCCAGCTCGAGCAGCTTCTTGCAGCCCGTTCGTTAGAGACATGACCCCATTCGAGATTAAGTTTCCAGCAAAAGAGCCGGCGATTATATCTCTCAATCGTCGACTCTTCTTTTCGGTTTTGTCCATAGACTTGTTTACCTTACCGAGCTGAGCATTGATATCACCTGAACCAGACTTCACACTGCCGGAATCAAACGTTACCCTGGTCATAAACTCCTTAGGTAAATCTTTCATTTTCCGGCTTAGTGCACTTACATTCCCGGCAACATCACCAATAGCCGTTCCTACACTCCGATATTGCTTAACTTGACTGCCTGTATAAGCATCGGTAACGGAATTTAATTCCGCAATTTTGTCTCGAAAGGTAGTTGTTACCCGAGAATTACGTTGGATAGAATCGCTGACATCTTGGTTAGAGTTCTTAAGAACCTTGTTGGAACTCAACATTTTATCGATAGTATCTGCGAAGTTGCGGCCCATGACACCAACCTGTTGGTTGACAGGTTCAAATTCATGACCAATTTTGCCAATTCCATCAATGACTTTGTCGATCGCAGTGTTCATTTTTTCAAGCTTCGGATAATCTATATCAAAGCCAATTCGAACATCTTCACTCCGAATTTCACCTGCTGCCAAGCGCCACACCTCCTATTGACTCTTTACCTTCTGCAATGCATTCCAAAACTGGACGACTCCACTTTCAACGGCCAATGACTGTCGATCAGTACGTTCATCCAATATTTTCTGTGCTAAATTTCCCATCAGGATTCGCTTATCTAGCGTCCATCCGCTGACCTCTGAAGTCGAGCTAGCTAATCCCGTTAGGACTGGAATATATAGCTCGTAGAGTTGTTCGACCTCCGCATCAATCCGCTGTTGGTCGAGCTCACCTTCATCATTAAGGTACTTAGAATTATTAGATGCACTCTGACAGAAACGTAATTGCCTTCACTAAAACGCTGGCATAACCATCATGATCCATAACGTCTGAGAAATACGTTACAGCTTCGCTCATCGCCTGAAGACCACCACCGTTTTCGGACCAGAACCCCATATCAAGTGGCTTATCTGGATTATCTACACGGCGGAACACATCTGCATTCAGTACTTGAAGGACAGCCAACGAAGTATCGGCCCCATCAACCCCGCGGATATCTGTTGAGAGATTCAGTGCTTCTCGATATCCAGGAAACTTCATCAAAATGTGTGGTTTCTTGCCATGCTTACCAGTCAATTCAATTTCTTTTGATTCTTCAGTCTTACGAACCTTCTTGTTAAGATCAGCAAATGCGTAACGGGGATTAATAATGACGTTTTCGTTAATCATATTTGCCATCTCACCGTAGTCTCGCTCATTCCCACCAATATTTTGCTTAGCGCGAATTTCCATCAAACGAGTGTAGCCAGGATCTCGCAAGGTAACGTCAATCGACTTTGGATCCTTCTTATCCCCATATTCAATCGTTTCGTGCTTGTCTAATTCAGCGAGCTTCGTTACGTCAACCTTTGGTGCTGCCATTTGTTCAGCCATAAATAAAACATCCTTTCAAATTTTGGTTATGTAAAAAGCAGGCGTTTAAGCCTGCTTAACTTCTCTTCTATACTGCTAAGCGGCGTTGCCAAACGTATCTTCATACTGGCAAGCTAAAATAGTCCAGTCACGAGTGGTAATCCCATTAGACACAGACCCAGCTGGCATCTTTTGAATCAAGCAAACACTTGATTTGATGACCTCGCCGTTATTATCATTTTGTACCTTGAACCCGAAAGTCGGCACAACATCAGAACTATGATTCATTTGACGGTAGTAGCAGCCGTAAATGATGTCGTGTGCGGGGGCCCCATCATTGAGATGAGCCACAAATTGTCCCAACTTAGAGTGGTTGATTAACCCCAAAGGAATCCCCTTGAAGTCGGATGCAACGTCGACATCATTATCTGTCTTTTCCCAGTTAACAGCTTCTCCAGATTGGAACCCGCTCAGTTCAGTTGGTGTTCCATCAATGATGACGTAGACGTGAATAAAACGGGAATCCTTAAGTACGAAGTACGTGCCGTCATCCAATTGAATACGTTGATTCATCTATTTCACCTCCTTACAGGCTAATTGAGTTGCTGACGTAGACCTTTTCAATCGCATTAGGCAGTGTCTGTTTGATAGACAGCGACTTGTACGTCCGCTGAGTAATTTCATAAGCAGATACTTGTGAGCGTGACACCGCAGTAACTGAGAAGTCAGCCTTGCCATTGATATCAGCAGCAATGGTTCCCTCCTTGAAGAGATCTTCACCTGCAGTCTCGGCAGTGGTAACCAGTTCATTGATATTGTCATCGTTGAAGGTGGTGTAGTCTTTGCCGTTAAGCCACTTTTGTAACCGAGTTTGAATTAAGTCCGTGTTGTATTGAGCGTTGAAGCTGTTGTCGATTTGGTCGCCATTCAATTCTTTGTTGCCAGACAGCATCATATTCCCGGACTTGTTGACCACGGCCAGACCATGCAAGTTGTCGATCATGTTCAGTTCAGATTGAGTCCAGTCGTTGGCAACGAATTGACTCAGGTCACCAATCCGCATCCAGTCCAGCAATACCTTCGTGGAAGCGTAAGCGGCAGCTTGGCCGGCAATCTTCCGGGTATTGTCCTTATCGACAAGCGTACGGAAGTGGCCCAGCTTGTTTTTTTCGACTTGGGTAGTCGTGGCGTAATCATGCCATTTTTGCAAGTCGGCGATGTTGTCCACTTGATTGACCAAGAAGCCACGTTGATTGGTGTACAAGATATCCGCAGCGGTCTTGATATCATCGTCAGACATACCAACTGGAACGAACCAAGTTGACCCATCTAACAGGTGGTCTTCCAGGTACTTTTGGACTCCTGAAACTTGAGCGCCAATAGTGGCACCATCGGCCGTAGGGATAACCGTTAAATCATCTAAACTGACCACTGGCGAGCTTGAGTAAGTCCCAATAGCTACTGGGCCTTCAAAGTCCTTTACTTCATACATAGCGGCCACAACGTCATAGACATCGGTGTTTTCATCAAACCCCATATCAGGCATTTCATCCGCACTGTGAACGAGCACGACAGATTCAGCGTCGCCAGGTTGAAGCAGGGTGACTGCTGCAACTTCATTGCCTGCCGTTGCTTGTGCCACGACGGTATTGAAAATAAGGTCGCTAGGTTGCTTAATTACTTTCGTAACTGGCATTAGTGTTATTCCTCCTTTGTAATTTCAATGTTTGGCGTGATGGCAGTAATCTCACCGGGTTGCGTACCATCGCTGTAGTCAGGGTTGACCATTAATGTGATATCAACCGCTGACTGGTTCTCAACTTCAATGGTCCAATCCTCATCAGTAGAGACAGGGTCGCTGACATCAACCACCGATATTCCTACCTGAGCCAGGTCAACTAATGGCTGCATGGAACCTAAAACGTTCTGCAGCCATTCAATTCGGTCTCCAACTTCCAGTGGGTCGGCAGCATGTGCCTTGACCTGAACGTGTTTCAGAAATGGTTCATTGACACGCTTGAAGGTGATTCGCTCATGTGGGTTCGTGATGTACCAACTAAAAAAAGGAAGCTTGCCTTTTGTGGCTGCCTCCTTCTCATAGACCCAAGGGATCTTCTCCCCCGAATTCATTGGGTACTTGTTCACTTGCGTCACCAGTGCTTCTAGCACTTGTCGATTGTTCAGCGTCATCATCCCCATTTCGTTGAAGTTGATAATAGGTCAACTGACTATGCGTCAATGGCGCACTACCAGTGACCGTGAAAGTTTCACCAGTCTGCCGACGGAGAACCTTGGTACCCTTCTTGAACCCCGATGTTCGCGAAGACCATACCAAAATGCTGACTTCCATCGCACCACCAGAGCCTTGCTGGTAAGTGATAGCTGGATTGGCGGTCAAAGTGATGGGCTCTTCCACTTTGATTTCTGTCCCATACTTTGCCCCACCAATTCCTAACGGGTCGCTATCATCCTTACCGAGATATGGCGTGATAGTCAGCGGTTCTTTTTCCTTGTCGAACATAAAATGAAACGTATTTTGTTGCTTAAAACTAGGCATTAGTTACGTCAGCTGAGACAGTACCACCGTCTTCAGTTGGCATAACCTTTACGTTAGTTGGCTCTGGTTCAATTTTTTTTAGCACCGTCCAACCGGTCACATCGACCTTGCCAGATGGGTTTTCAGCGTTATCTGAGTCGACGACAGCGGCTTGGTAGTCGCCATCAGCAACGACAGTACCAGACGTTAAGCCAGTAATTGCAACCCCTGTGGGATCACCAGTAATAACCGGGGTGTCTTCACCCTTCTTGTAAATCGCTAATTGTTGAGCCATAAATTATAGCTTCCTTTCTTTTTCCCAAGTGATAGAACCGATTAACTTGCCCGTATCCTGCAACGGGTCGTTGAAGCCCTTGTTCTCGACAGTAAGCGGTGCATTCTTTGGTGAGTGAACGTCTCGAATTGTCTTCTTGATATCATTAGAGATACGTCGCCCCAGTTTAGCTTCTAGGCCATGCTGAGTTTGTTTGCCATCCACGACATCTAAGAATCCTTCAATCATCATCTGACTCCATTCATCATGATAACGTTCATAGGATAAGCCAATGAATCGACGTGGTGGGATCGTAACACTCTCTTTAAGAACAAACATGATTCGCATGCCAAATGGTGCCGACTTATCAGCAACCGCTAAGACGTGATTGTGCGCACCCTTGGGGCGAAATAGGCCAGGTATCTCACTCGGCTTTCGCCCCTTGGCTGCGGCCGTGGGAATGGTCAGAAATGACTTCTTGGCGTGAATCACCATGCCATGTTCGTTGACCCGGGCCACCATTTGAAGGAACTGATCATCAATAGGTACTCCCACCACTAAGTCCATGGCGTTGAGCGATCGTGATGCCGCAATCCATTCCGGAATATGGTTTGAATTAGCCACCTAACCACCTCAATCCCGACTGTAGGCCCGACCACGGTGACGACTGCGTCCGAACTGATCTACCAAATCCTTATAGCGAATCATGTACGGGTCATTCCCCTTCGACCAGTCGAACATGGTTTGAGACTCGCCTAAATGACTGGCGGACTGGACACCACCGTTAGCCACCAAGGTATCCACGTAAAGCTCACTGAGCACCAGCAGTCGGTTGGCTTCTTCCTGCTTAATGGGTTTAACGTGATCGGCCTGCACAGTCACCCATGAGTCATCGATAAGCTGCTGCAGATACTCGTCATCGTCCAAGTCAGACGCCAGCGGGTACTTTTTCAGCCGGTCGAGTGTCGTTTTGTTGTCAGCCATTTAGATCACCTCTACTTAGCTGGAGTCGTTGAAGCAGACGAAGCTTTTTGCTTTGGTAAAAAGTCCGTTGAGACCTTAGCCTTGTACGCCACAACATGGATATTTCGAGGATCGACGTTCTTTACTACTTCCCAAGTAGATGGCTTAGAGAGTTCGTCAATCGTTGCAGTTTGACCCGCAGCGGAGAATCCATCGGCCACTGAAGTTCCCTTAACGTGAATGGTTTCGGTACGCCGGTTGATGATGTTAGTACGACCACCATTTTTACGGGCTTCACGTTCAACTTCAGTTGAATCAGACGGATTAGCCACAGAATAACCAACGGAACCATTACCGAAGATGTAGGACGTTGCAACACCATTGGCATCTAATGGCAGGTCATCATCAACCACGATTTGCATACCGTTGTAAGTACCGAATGGCCCCACAGCAACGTTTGGTTGAACAGTATCAATCATGTTTTGCAGTTTCATTTCAGCGTAAGCGCTGGAGTTAACCGCAATCTTATTGAACGTTTGATCTTGCAGGTCGCCCAGCTTGTTGATCGTAGCCAAGAAGCCGCGAGCAGAAAAGTTGTTACTTGAATCATCAAACATCTTTGCGGTTGCGATATCCGTATTTCCAAATACTCCGGCTAGAATTGCCATCAGCAGCTTTTGTTCTGAATTACTCCAGAAGTTAGCGAACCGTGATGCGATGACGTCGGCTGGATTGGAAATAGAGAATTGCTGTGCGATATCCGTGTAACCGAAGGCTTTAACCAAACGAAGCCGCATAGCCCGTTGCTTGCCCGTAGTAACACCGGAAACGCTGATATCGTCGGTATCGGTCCATGGATCCGGATCGCCTTCTAGGTCATTAGTAAATGGTAAAGTCATGGTGTCTTCCGTTGAGTCCAACAGATGGGCACCGAATTGGTCGTCAGGCGTCAAAATACCAGATTGAATCATGCGGTTAGTCTTGGTACTAAGGTTGACGACGTTTTGCCCAAACAAGGTCGGTTGGATCATGCCGGACAGTTGTGTAAATACGTCAGTTGCCACTTAAATCACTCCTTTTCTAACTCATAAATTGTTTTGCCAGTTGAGGATTTTTCTGATAAATCGCAAGCTGTTCACTATAGCTCATGGCGTCCCAGTCCTTTTTCGTGACAGACGTATTAGGCGTATGTGTTCCAGAGGCTGGCGTTTGATCACCTTGCATGCGCTTCAACGTTTCTTCATGAACCGCATCGGTGAAGGCCCTCTCGAAGGAGTCAGCGTTAGCCACCATGGTGTCGTGGTCTTGGTCGGCAATGTAGTCGGCAAAGGTATCAGGAAGGTGACGGCTAGCAAGCTCTTGTTGAGCGTAAAAGTGGGCTTGCTCACGGTGGAACTTTTCTCGCTCCTGCTGGTCCCGTTCTTCCTGTGCCTTGCGGTCGGCCTCAGCCTTTTCATCGGCGGACATTTTGGCCCGCTTTTCGCCCTCAGCCATTGTTTCGGCAATCATTTGTTTGAACTCATCGGAGTTCTTGAATTGGTTGACCGCGTCCTGCCGAATCTTGCGCTGGTCCTTAGCTGGAACCTTGTGGTCATCGTCATCACCAGGCTTGTCGTCTGGATCTGGGTCAACTGGTTTCTTACCATCATCCGGCTGGTGGTCATCGTGTTGGCCGCCATCGTTGTCGTCCGGAGCGTCATAGAATTGGTGTTGCAAAATGCGATTTAGCATAGTGAATTCCTCCTTTAATGCTTGTTAGAGTGGCATAACTCATCAGCTTTCTTTAGAGCCCACTGCCGAAAAAAGGGCATAAAAAAACACCCTAGATGGGTGTTGGTTCTTCGTTTTCAACGTGCTCTCGCTTCTTGCACCGGCAATTAGGATGCCAAGGTAGTGCCGGACACTCAACGAGTAGGAATGGGCCTCGTGCGGCTAATTCTTTACACTTATCACAGGCGTCTGGCTCCGTAACAATATCTACGCGTTTGACACGTCGGTTTTTAAACGAATCCATAGTGGCCTTATCGACGACTCGTGCTGATTCTGATCGGATTATCCGGTCAACCATCCACATTTCGGTCTCGCCGGCCGCTTGTAGGTTTCCCGCCGCATTCGTACCAGGTTGCAAATGTTGCAATAACTTTTCGAGTTGTTGCTGCTGCAATCCCCCACTCAGCGAATTACGCACCACTTTCTGAACATCGGCGACCATGTTGTCTGAGTGAACCCACAAACGGTCGGACCAGTCGGAGCCATCAACTACGTGGCCAATGGCCGGCGTAATCTGAATGCCTTGGGTATGTGGCAACGTCCACACTATGTGTTTAGACGCAATGACCTGTTGGTACCTCTGTTCGGCGGCGTAGTCGTTAGCCAAATGCTGACGACTAACGTGCTGGACTTTGTTTGTGGTCACGGCGATAGTCGCACCGATAATGGCCGCAACAGCATCGGCATGATCGCCACCGGCTGCTTGATACTTGTACAGCTTTTTGCGTTTTTTCAGTTCCTCACTTATGGGTGCGTCGTCCGATAACAGGTCGATGGCATGGATAAACTGGTCTAAATCCCAGTGAGTAATTCGCTGGCGGACTACATCAGCAGTCAATCCTTTGCTAGATGCATACCGTGCGTAGAAGGCCCTCAGATTGTCACTGATGAGTTTTAGTGTCTGCACGTAGAAGTTATCGGTCTGCCCCTTAAACCTTTTGTCCGAGCTTAGGAGCTGGCTTATTCGCTGTTCCTCCTGTTGGTCGGTCACTGTCGTCTTCACCATCACTTACACCACCTTGAGCTTTATCTTGGTCGGAGCCATCAATCTTATCCATGTAATCTAATCCATCCTGTTTGTCCTGGGCCTTCTGGTCTTTCATGCGCTTCTCTTCACCATCAGGTTTGACCCCGGTAGCTGATTCGACCGCTTCCCAGAACGTCTGGTTAGATATAGCACCGGTCTTTAGCAATAAGGCCGCGTTCGTAATGACTTCGTTATCGTTCTTCGGTAGATTAGGCGTATAGCTAGGGTTGACGTGCTCAGCCTCGTCTGTGTACTTGATAAGTGACGTCTTCGCCCAATAGGCGGCCAGCAAACGGATTCGACGCTTAATTCCCCGAGTATATAAGGATTGTTGTGTCGCCCGTTCTTGGTCAGAACCCCACAGCTTGTAGGACATGGCCACACCACTGGCGTTAGCCGCGAAGTTTTGGTCTGTAACATCTGGTGTGTTAGTGTCCTTATGAATATCAGCAAGTAAGCGGTCGTTGTACGTCTGCCAACCCTGAGCGTTAAGCTCCTTAGTCAAATACTCGGCTGAGGTCTGAATCACAGTCGGGGCGCCGCCGATGTTGTCGATAAGTCGCGGCTTTAAGAACAAGATTCGCTTATCAGGGTCGACACGGTCAACTTTGTAGATGGGGTCTCCATTTGAATTAGTGATCTGCTCCCCGTCAGCATTCGTCAGCGGCTCCGCGTCGTCAAGGTCGTCATCGTCATCCACGTCTCCGGAGATGACCAAAATGGCGTTATTGAAATCCTCCTGGCTGTTTGCCATCTCGGAAATGGACTTGTCGTAAGCGTCAATCTCGTCCAGCTTGGGCTCCCATGCACCCAGTCGCTCGTCGTTGAGCTTGTACTCGGTGATTGGAACCGTGCCGAAGAAATGTGGCGACTGTTCGGTCAACGTGTACTCACCGTTCGGGCTATCCGTGCTGGTGAAGTAGTAGACCATACTATCCGTATATACTTCGATATAGTAAGTCGTAGTCTTCATGAAATTGACCATGTAATAACGCACGGCAAACAACGAGTTTAGGTCTATCGTCGTGTCATATACAACAAAACAGTGGGCCGGATCAATAGTGCGCAAAGCTAAGTCATTGGTTCCCTGTTTGACGTAGGTCAACTCGTACGCTCGGCCCGTGTTGTTGAGGTTCTTGCTCATCACCTTCTCGTGATAAGGCTCATCTACCGCGTCATTGAATGCCGCAATGGCGTTCACAATGTCTTCTCCGCTGTCGTCAGGATTATCGGGGTCACTGTACGCAAACTTTAGTGGGTTTCCAAACTGATAGCCTACCTTTTGGTCCGTAATGTACCGTGGCAAACCAGATGTGATGCGGTTGTCAGCCCGGTCAGGAGCCTTGTCTGATCGCCAGAAGTGAATGTCATTTTCAGCCTGATAATAGCGTTCGAGGGTCAGCAAGCGTGGAAGCTGGTTGGTGTAATGGTCGTTAACGAACCAGGAGAGAATCGGCTTGATAGCGTCTGGGTTAGCTTTGATGGCATTCCATTCATCAGCTGGCATTTGATAATCTTGGTTAGCATCGAATCCAAAGCGTGAGCCACCACGAAGCATATAGATACTCCTACGATCAGGCCGCGGCAAAGACATACCATGGGCTTGTGGATCATTCGTTTCCGCCATCTAGTTCATCCCCTTTCTCATCAGTTCCGGATAGCATTTCGTTAACCACTCTTTCTCGTTCCTCAGCTCGTTTATCTTCTAAATCAACATCTTCATTAAGAAATCGCTTAATTGCTTCACCCAACAGGATTGTTGTGGCACTATCCGGATAGTTGCGTCCTTGCTCATTATCTTTAATGGCCGCCAGTAGCTCGTGCTTACTCATTGAAGCAATGCTGACGCCCTTCCACTCAAACACAGGTACATCAGCCATTAGATCAACCCCAGTTTCGATTTAAGTGTTCCGTCTGGCCCCGTCTTGATTAACTCATCAATGGTGCGTGGCCCTTTCTTTGTACCGAATTCAATCTTACCGATATCGCGATTAGGGTGTGTGCTAATCAGCACCTGCCACACTATGTCGGCCTTCTTACCAGATAGCTTTAGCACAAACGCTTCACCAATTTCACGGTCGATAATAGTAATCTGACCGCCATCGCGGCTATAGGCATAGCGGTCAAGCGAACTGGATACGGTCGCGCTAACGTGGCCCATTTTTTTAGTCATACTAATCCCATCCTTCTTAGTGTTTTGGCCTGCTTGCGACGACTAGGCCGCTTGCTAATGTTTACCTTGTTCTGAACCGATTCAGCCACACCAGTGAGAGCATCAGGGGCGTCATCATGCTCATTCTTCCCCTCACGCTGATATCGCGTCAGGAAGTCAAACAGGTCTGGCCAGCGATTACGCCAGTTTCCCGGGAAGTAAATGTGTTCCATGACCCAAGTCGAGTTCGACAGGATTCGAGCAATCTTATTCTGCCCGTTATGGAACCATTGAACCTTAGTGACGTTGCTGTGATACTCCTCACGCAATCGCCATTCAACCTGCCGAGCAAACCCACGCCCACCATTGTTAGATTCGATTGTGGCCGCATTGACCTTATTCTCGAATAGCGATCGGGCCACAGCTGGTTCCGTCGTCTCCATTGGGTCTTGTGAGAAGACTACGTCTAAGATGTAGGCCTCATCGTTATATACCCCATAGACGTAATGGGCTAACCAGTCAGAGCCTTCGTCGGCAGTATCGGTGTATGAAAAAATCCCCCGAAAGAGCGGATTACCCTGCTCATCTCGTGGGATTTCGTCATAAGTTTTGAAGTGCTTGTACAACCGACCTTCTTGATCAATTGGTTTTTGCTGATAGTTGGCCGCCGCAATCTCGGGCGATTGAGTCTTAAATGTCCGCTCATACTGAGCACGGGACAGAATATCCTCGCAAAGCATGGTTCCGTCGTCCTGGAGAGCTTTCATACTGATGTGCTTGACCTTATACCCTAATCCGGGTAATTCGGCCAGAGCGCGCCCTGCAAGGTCTTGAGATGACCACCGTGTCATAATGATAATGATTTTCCCGCCGGATTCTAGTCGTGACAGCATGGTATTTACGAACCACGACCATTGCTCGTCCAACTTGACCTCGTTAAAGGCTTCCTGGGCGTTCTTGATCAGGTCGTCAATAATCATGACGTCGGCCCCGAACCCAGTCGCAGTACCAGTCGGTGAAGTGGCCAGGTAGTTGTTGTATCCACCTTTAAGTGACCACAGGTTCATGGCCCCGTCACCTTGCTTGATACTTACGCCAGGAAAGACGTCTGCAAACACCGGAATGTTTGGGTCAGCCTTGACCTCCTGAATGGAATTACGAACTCCCTTAGAAAACGTGGTCGACAGCGTTTCGTTGTATGAACCGGTCATGACCTTTATCGATGGGTCCTTGCCTAGAAGCCATTGGACAAACAGCCCCGCCGTTCGTGATTTACCGTGACGCGGCGGCTCGTTGATGACCAACACATCGTCATCGGAAACCACGAAGTTCTGTAAGGCATCGCACAGCTCAACTAGGTAGCCTCGGCTTCGCTTGTAGAAGCTTGGTGCAATCAGTCGCGCGTATGAAAAGAAACGGCGCCGGGCCAGTTCAACCCGTGCACCTTGACGAATTAAGTTCTTATCCATCGTCATCATCAGCCAGCTTGGCTAGCTGCTCTTCTGAAAGATTCTTATACGGGTCACTGACTTGAACGCCGACGCCACCGGAAAGCTCAGTTTCCTTGCGGTCACGCCATTCATCTGGCTTACGATTCTTTAACCAGAAGATAGCTGCTGTAGTGTCTGGTGGCACCTCATGCTGATTCTGAAACAACTCGATGCTTTCCCGCGTTGGGACTTTCTCGGCAGCATAGTCATCAACCTCTTGCTTGGTTGCTTCCGGATGGTCTAACTTGTAAGTATTGGCCACCTTACGACGGCGCGCATGCAGCACATCCGGATCAACATCAACTACTTTGTACTGATGGTCAACTGTCGTATATCCCTTGGCACGCCGCAAAAGTGAACCTTCGACTTCACGATCAACGACTTCTTTTCCCTTTTTTAGGGCCTCCACAATCTCCACATAACGCTTTTTCCAATTGTAAAGAGTCGTTGTACCAATGCCAATATTATTAGCAATTTGTTCATCGGTTAGGCCATCTCGGGCCCACCCTTCTAGTTTGGTCAAGCCCTCATGGGTCAACCAATCTTGATACTTGCCTTTACCCATGGGGGCGCCTCCTAATCCATAAATACACAGGCCATCGTAAACTGACCCATTGGAAATCCCTTGCCGTACACAACGTTCGGACCGTACTTGATATACCCCGAATGGCTCTCGTACAAGTTGCCAGTGTTGTCATCCTTGATAGCCAAGTGAATTGGCTTCTCTTGCCGGACTAAGCTCTTTAGCAGCTCATCCGAAGGCTTGCCCAGCGGGACCATAATCTGAACCAGCTTGTCTACGTAGTTTGATCCAGAGTCAACGACTCTAACTTCCGCGTCGCTACTAAGACTGTTTAGTTCTTCATCATTGATCAAGACATGGAAATACTTTGGGTCAAAAAGGCTAATGAATGTACCGTCGCTAACCCGGATTGAGTGCTTATTTTCTTTATCAGTCACGATCAACAACCTCCTGTGCCTGCTTGTGGTTTCCCCATGTCATGGCACTTTCGTAGTAAACCTTGCCATCAATATCAACAAAATGAGCTTCTTCTTTGCTATAGCTCTCAGTGAAGATATAGTCCTTATTGACAATCATGCCATCATTTAAACCAGCTTCGGGCTTAAGCGGGATATAACTAATCAGCTCCCCGTTAGGTTGACTAACTGTGATGTAATTTGGCAGATCGTCCCATAGTTTGGCCTTCTCTTTGTCGCTCAGCTTCTTTTTCATGCTTGATTCGCTCCTTCCAGCGCTTATCCGTCTTCAGTTCGTGTTCCAGGTTACCCAGACAGCGAGTCTCAACGGCGCTGGTATAGCCAAATTTTGTTTTGATCATTCTGGCCATGCCGGCCACCTCCTATTTTTGGGCAAAATAAAAACGCCCCGTAGGACGTTATACGTTTAAAACTATACTTCCAATTTTGTTCTTAACGCTTCAGTTAATACCTGGGAAACATTAATTTTTCGTTCCTTAGCAATTACATTTAAATACTCTGGAATAGTCACATTTTTGCGAACGGTTCGCGAATACTTAATACGAAATTCTGCTAAGTCAACTGAGATATAAACCAAAGATTCTCCATCTTCTAGTTTAATATCTTCCAGATTTGATGGTTTAGGATAGTCCGATTGGTCTTCTAATAAGTTACCAATCAAATCTTCAGTCATAGCAACGGCGTCCAAGGTATTGTTTCCTTGCGTAAACCCGCCTTTTAGGTCAGGGACTCGAACAAAAATATAGTCCCCATCTTCGCTAAAAATAGCAGGGTAAATTACCATATCCTTCTTCATAGAGTCGATCTCCTTTGTGTTTTCTTTGTCAGTTTCATACTTCAGGGAGAAAAAATCAGGTTAGTATTTGAGAGTATACCAAAACGATCACTCATTTTGGCCGCAATAAAGAAACACTATGGTTTCTCTATATTTGCTTCTCTCAAAATCGCGCGCTCCAACCCTTTTCCAAGTTCCTTAGCATGAATCGGTACCATGACAGTAATATTGCTTTGGGTGTTGTAGAGTTTTAAATGTGATGATCCATTCTGCGATTTCTCGATAAAGCCATGTTCCTTCAACAGTTTAATCATCTGTCGTGGCTTCATCGGCATACTCTCACCTCTTCTTTTATTGCTGATTATATTATACACACTGAATACACACTATGCAAGACGAAACTATTTATGTACGCAAAAAGGCCCGGCCATCACACCGAGTCTCATACGAAATTACCTAACCGAGCGAAGTCAGACTCCTAAACTTGCGAGGAGTCTTCACCTCTTTTCAATTAGATTTATGATCCAGGTTAAGCAATTTGGCTGGACCAATGGATTGAGATGGCATCGAACCACCTTCTCCAGCTCTTCAAACTGGCGCTCTACCTTTTGAGCTATCAATCCATATCGACCAGCTATGCGGACTAGTCGATAGTTTGGAGTTGGCGAATTGAATGTAGAATCGTCGTTGAAATTTAAATTTAAGGGAGGCTCTCACCTCCTTAACGATTCGCCAATGTGCTTGGTAGGGATTTGCACCCTACAAACTGGGGGTCTCTCGGCAATCATCACCAATTACCCGTGGGTGTCGCGACGCCCCCACAGAACCAGTCGTCGCCGCTTAGCTTATGGTTTCCCATTACCGTAGCAGCCACTTTGTCTATCTATTCCATCACAAACACACACCTGAATTTAATCAGGGGACAGCTTAGCCAACTAGCATGACTTCTGCCCTATATCGTTGACGGGAATCGAACCCGCATCTCTCATCACTGAGCGGCTTAACCATTTGCCTACAACGACTGTTCCTACAAAACTTAACTCGGAACATGTCAGTAACTTTTTCCAGCTTCACACCATAAATCTCGGTTAATACCACCGGTGAGCCTCTAACGTTGCTCACTGCCCGACTGACGTTTTTCGACTCTAATGTTGGGTATAACTATCAGAGTTCCTAGATAGTGCAATGCACGCAGCGGGGTTCGAACCCGCGTCAGGCAATGACTGTCTGCTCTGCCATTGAGCTATGCGTGTTTTTCTTAATTCTTTCGATGATACTAGAATAACCCTTAAATATGGCTGGTGCCTGCAGTCCGACTGCACAAAAACTGCACTCAAACTGCATCAAAACTGCTTTTTTTAAAAATATGGAGATCATCCAGCATGTAGCAATCGGCAAACTGCAATAGTGCTTTGGGCTTCCAAACGTGGAAATAGCTGGACTCAGAAAATCCTAAGTCCATAAAACACATGGTATCTGATAGTTCTTGTAGATATAGTTCATCTAGTATATTCTGGCAATCTTTATCACAGTGTTTAATTGCTTGGATTGTCCGTTTGACGACCTCTTCAGCATATAACCGCCGCACAATTCTTGAATCTGTCGCATTACCTGATGGCTGAGACTTTGGCATTCCATCATAACTAGGTGATTTTAAGTCACTCATTGACTGTCCACTGATACGGACCATCTTAGGCAATACTACAGATAAAAAGTGTGTCACGTTTTGCAAAGTTGCTCCAACATCTACCTCTGGGAAGAGACTTCCCATGTTCATATTATCAAAATCTAATTCAGCCAACCCTTTCAGCCCCTATCAATGGTATAATTAATGTGTTGACCATTGAGTAAGCATAATTTGGGTAAGAGCTGCTGCCGGGCAGCCCTTTTTTATTACCTAAAAGTATCTAGGCTAACATCCAACGCATTGGCAATTCGTAGAATTAGGTCAAAACTTGGACGTTTAATTTTTCCATTTTTTAATGCATAAACATTTGAGTCATTCTTATCACCCATCAGTTTTGAAAGATGATATGGCGTGATTCCACGCTTCTCCAAAAGCGGTTCAATTTTGCTCCACATATTAACGCCTCCAAAAATAGTTAACCACTTATTAGCATTTTAAAATATGCTATGCTATCATTGATACCACAATATGTTGTGGTTCTAGCGGCCACACTACATTAAATTTCACTCAAGGTGGCTACTATTATGGATCCCCATTTGTCATTGACGATGTTTTTAACCTTCACTGCCAAAGTAAGTACTTCTGCAAAAATGACTTACGTAAAGCAGCTAAAGACTAGTGAATATTCGCCAGCAATCGATTACTACAAAGATTTACGCACACCTATTAAGAATGTTTTGAAAAGTGACCAACCCATTAATCGAATCGCTGATGTCGTTGAAACTGTACGCACCGAAAAGAGAGCTAACTATTCGCGATGCATTCAAAAATTCATCAAATTTTACAACTCTTATGATAGTGTTGAATATTTTGACACTGGTAGCGCCAATTGGACAATTCCTAATACCATATCAATCTCATCCTCACCAGAGTTTGGACTAATTTTAAATGGTCAGAAGTACTTGATTAAGGCATATTACAAGAAACCAAACTCGACTACAAAAGTAACCAAGAGAAACATTGAGTCCATGCTTACTCTGATGGATAGTGCTAATTACAGTTTTTCCACTAATGACTGTAAAATTGCAGTCCTAAATCTGCAAAACGGAAAACTTATCATTGGATCTCCCGCTTCTGAAAATAAAATCTTACAACTAAAGATCGATGCACAAAACCTAGCAAATATTTGGAATGCAGTTTAGTCTCTGTCATTTCCAATTTCATTCATTATTTCTGCACAGCTTTCACAAATATATTGATGATCACCAACTTTTAAAGTCCCAACTTCGCCACAGATAATGCACTGTGGCTTTTTTATATGTCGCAAGTAAAAACAGCTAAAAAATTCTTGTAAACGTAAAAATATTTTTTTCATAATTCTTCTCCTACATAAAATAAGAACTTTATCCCGTAACGACCGACTGCATCGTCAGCTCGTGGATAACTTGATTTTTCTCCTGCGGCGTCAGCATTTGAATTGCACGGTGGTCCGAGAAGTTAACCTGGTCGAAGCGATTGCTGCACCAGACGATTGCTCGACTAATATCCCCGTTGTACGAATCCATGCCACGCTGAACAAATGCTCGATACTTAATCTGCGCATCAGTCATTGTCCTTAACCTCCTTTGTTTGATATTCCTTCGCATGGGCGGCCATATGCCGCTTCTTCTTGCGCATTGTTGACTTCTTGGTGTGTTTCCGCTGTTTTGACATCATTTCGCCTCCGTGACTGTAACTTCGATTCTCGGTTCGTCCGAATAGTACTTACTGGCCACCAAATCAGCAATCAGGTTATCATCTTCCCAGATAACGCCTGTGAGCGCGTCTTCAATCAACTTGACGTAATTTGAGGTGTCCGGCTTAACGATTGGCCGCTCTAGTCCTTCAGCTCGACGCTTATGCTTGAGCTTACTTATACTGGTCTGAATCGGTCGGTAAACCTTGATTTCAACGCGAAGCGCTTTATGCTCGAGCATCGGCCCTTTGTACTGTAGCTTGGCCTCCTGAGTCACCATTCTCTTGTAGACGTGACTCTTTTTTGGGTCGTAGGCGTGACCAGTTCGTGTAAAACGTGGGCGTCCTGCAGGTACTGGATCACCATGAACAACGATTGTAATAGGAGGAATACGATCCAACGGTCGGGCCCGTAAGCCCTTTGGCAGTAGCATTTCCTTTATGCCTTTTTTAGCGCTGGCCATCGATTCATTAAATGAAATTCCCCCGGTATTAATTGGCATGTATTTCCGCCTCCTTCAGTACCCGTTTACCCTTGCTGGTCACCCGAATGGTTCGCGTTTGCATCGGCATATAAGTAATGCAGTCTGCTTCGTACAGCGCCGTAATCCGGTCATAAATCATCGAGCTACTTGTGTACCCTGCCAGCTCTCCAATCTCGCGAACAGACGGGGAATATCCGTGTTCTCGAATTAGGCGATCAACGGCGGCAAGTACCGCAATTAAATTAGGATTAGTCATCGTTGTCCCCCTCCAACAGTTCTGGGTCCTCGTGGATGTTCCCAACAACTTGCAGCGCTTTGTAATCGGTCCAGTATTCTTGCCGCCACATCGTCTTTACGCCGTTGTAGAAAAACACGCAGTATCCATAACGTGAGTTGTATCGGATGTCGCCTACGATTCCCTGGGCGGTCGCAAACAGCTGAAAACGTATGATGTCGCCCTCGTAGATCTCTCGGCCATTGGTATCATTTACCCCGGTGTACTGCTCAGCAATCAATCCCGAATCATCTAAAGCATCAGAGAAGCAGCATAGGTCATCGTCGTATTCGTGCTCTACGTTGTAGATATAACACTTTCTCACGCAATTCCACGCTCTGAATTTAATCTCTCGCATTGCCTACGCCTCCTGCTTGATTCTCAAGAACTTATTGATGAAGTACCGCTGCCCTTTGCCAGTCACAAGCGTGGTTCCTTTGATGGTCGTGTGACCGTCTGAGTGCTCAATGACCAGTTCTCTTACCCGAAATAGTCCCAAATCCATGGACCGTTGTGTCGGACGATTACGGTCGCGCCCACTACGGATTAAATATCCGTGTTCACGAAGCCAAACGAACAGGCGATTCTGACCAATAAGAACGCCGTTTTGTTTCAATAACTTGGCTAGTTCACGAATTAGAATCGTATCGGTTGATCCTCCGACAGCGTCTGCAAACCGTGCCTTAGGTGCCATAATCTGGTTCTCGTCGTGTAGGCGTTGAACCTCAGCTTGGGATCGCTTGTACTTCTCCAGAAACTTGATCATGTTATCCGGATTCGACATCCAGTCATAGGCCGTTTTCGGAGTCACATAGGCACCCTCTCGGCGAATGGATGGGAGCACTTGCTCGTAAATCCAATCTTGAAAAGGCTCAGCACTTGGCAAGTGGCTTTGACCGGCTAGCTGATAGACACCTGGCTCAGAAATAACCGTCATCAGCTGGATTCCAGAGGGGGTAACGATTCGTTCCTCCCTCTGATACTTAGCCTTTACATGATCTTTAATGGCTTTGCTCGTGTTTAGATATCCGATTGCCAGTGCAACGTCTTTCCCAACAAAATACGGTTCATTGTCCATAACTACCGTACGTACTTGTTTCCCCTCAAAGTCAAAGGGTGTAATTTCGTTCATGCTTGTGCCTCCTCAGGCGCTCTCTTCGCTTTAAATTTCTTGATGCGTGCATCCAACTCCGCCTGCTTGTCAGGACTTAGCCCCTTTGGCTTGCCCGCGGGCTTATCAGGCGTCTTCTGCGCCCAGTCTGGCAATGTTTCCTTGGCCCGTGTCGGCTTAGAACTCCCACGGCCGTTCTTCATGCGTTGATCGTGTTCTGCAGCCGCCTTTTTGGCCTGATCAAGCGTTGTAATCTTGCGTTTCTGCCACCCATCAATCACGGCTTGCATGTACTTAAGCGCCCCGCGCGATTGGACGTTATGCTCACCGGCGATGGTGATGGCGAAGTTAATCACGTCCGCTGGCAGTTGCTCAAGCCAGTCGTTAATCTCAGGCATGGCGATAGCGTTGGGGAATCCCCACAGGCTGGTCCACTTATCGATCACACTTGATCGGGTGACACCCGCGTCGTCATCATCATTCTTTTTGTTTAGTTTCGTTTCGTTTTGTTTAACTAATGCGCTACTGTCTTGTACACTCCTTTGTGTACCCTGTTGTGTACTGTCTTGTATACTCCTTTGTGTACTCCCTTGTGCACTATCTGACGTATAAAGTACACAAACGCGGTAGGAAGTAGCTTTTCGACCATTAGAACTAAAATCGATGAGGTTAAGTTGTTTGAGGACGTTCCGGTTCTTGACGATGCCGGATCGTGACAGCCCCGACAGTGGTTCAAGCGTTGCATTAGCGGCTGTAAACCATGTGGACCAGCCGGCCTTGTTATTGATGGACATCAGGGTGTACCACAATGAAACCTGGCCTGCTGATAGCTTCTGCTTGTATAGCCGATAATCGTCAAACGCTCGAATTTGCATAAGGTAGTTCAAACCAACACCCCCTAATCAATCAGTTCATCAGCATCGATGATGTCGCCCAGAACCTTAGTTGACCGACAGTAGTCGCACGTCTCACAGTGCTCCGGTTCTTCCTGGCCATCGATGATGGACTTGAATCGGTGTTCCTGATCCTTGACCCGCCACATCGCATCATCTAGCTTGTCCTGCGGGATTGAGATGACCGCCTTGTCGGGCGGGTCTTGCTTGGTGACTGCAACAATGTAGGGCGTACATAGCACACCGTACTGTTGACGAACTAGCTCTTGGTAGACGGCCATTTGGAGCTGGTAGTCGTAGGCATAGACGAATGGGACGTAGCACCGTGTGCGGGTATCCCAGACCCGCTTGTGTAGGTCCTGCGTGGTCTTTAAGTCGAGGAAGATGCCTCGCTCAAGGTTCAAGCAGTCCAGCTTGCCCATCCAGTCGATACCGTCAATCGTCCCGGTGACAATTGACTCCTTAGCACCCTGGTAGAGTGTCCGGAATGTGGCATCGCTGTCTAGCGTCTTGATCATGTTCTCGGCCACCTTATATGGTGCCTTAAGTTGGCCCTTCGTCTTACCTCGGGTGGATAGCATCACGTCCTTGTGAGCTTCTACGAAGCGTTTATGGGACGCTGGGGACTCGAAATAGCTGTGAAGGTAGTTACCGACCAGCAAGGCCGTTGGGCCTTGCTGGGGCTTCCAGTCGCCTCTTAGTTCTGCCAGTGCTTCGGCCTCACACGCCGCGAACTTCTTGAACCAAGTCGGGCTCATATAGTGTTCATTAGCCTCTTGAGTGTAATAACTATTCGAATTTAGAACGAACTTCTTTTTCGAAGAGGTTTTCTTGCTCGGCGCCATTTGCACTTTGGTCATCCTCCTTATCTGATTGGGCTTCAATGCTATCTAGCAACGCGTTAACGAATGAGTCGTCCTGTACCACATCAGTTGCCTTAACCTGTGGTGCTTCTGCGGGCTGTTTGTGCCCCGAGTCAAGTTCCTTAGGTTTATTCGCCTTCTTAGGAGTCGCTTCAGGCTTCGCAACTTTGGGAGCGGCCTTCTTTCGCGTAGTTGGCTTAGCTTTCTTAACAATTTTTTTCACCGCAGCCTTTTTAACCTCAGGCTTATCTATCTTCTCGGCATCACTCTTGACGTCCTTATCACCAATCAAGTCAGTAACTGTCTTAGGAGTAACGTCCTTGACCTCATCGTCATAATCACTCTCGTTTTCAGTCGTGTCATTGATGGCACCAACGAATAAGTCGTTGTCATTTGACGAGTTGATGTAGAGCTTAGCGGCACGGTTGATAATGGTCCGCTGAGCCATCTCTTGCCCGAATTTGTTTTGAACATTCTTGCTCTTAGCTTGGGACCAACTAGCGTCAATTTCCTTCTTAGTCATGACAGTCCAGATTCTGCTGTTGTCTGTGAGAAGAACGTAGGCGAACGCTCCAATAATTGGGTTATCGCGATTTTCAAACTTAGGCTCATACTTTTTAACGACGAGGTTCATATCGTCATCAGCCCCAATTTCAAAGCCGTCATCCTTGAAGATGACCTGTGCCTTGATATCCTTCACTGATGACAATTGCTTAAGAACCGTGATTGAGCCAAAGTAAGAACGTTGTAACGTGCATTGACGGCCATAAGGAATGAAGTAACATTGATTCTTAGCTGGGGACAGTCCTTGAATCGCCATGTTGAGCAGTGCCTTAGACACCGACTTGGGATCACACTTCTGAAGCATTGAGGGCCCCTTCGAGTCGTCCGACAGAATCAACCATGCTGAATTGAGCGCATTACCTACCGAGTATCCTTGAGGTAGTTGTAGGCCGTCCTCTTTTTGCATTTTTCCAATTTCTTTTTGAACTGAAACTACTAATTCATTAGCCATTATTTTTCCTCCTCAAACCGGTTACCACCAAGGTAGCGATACATCTTAGCTTCCGGACAATAACCGTACAGTGAAAGCACCGCACTACGGTACGTGTCGTGCCCGCCGTCGCCGAAACTTTCAAGATAGTTGTCGATATCAATCAAGGAGTTGTAGATGTAGATGTCACCTTGTCGGTCACCGCCGTCAACCACCCAGTAGCGGCTACTCGGTTGGAGCTCTTCGCCATTGGTGTCTCGCTCTACTGGCTCGCTGATATCAGCAGCCTTCTGATAGACGGATTCACGGTCAATCTTGCCCATGTAGATGTCTAAATCGTAGCTGACATGGTCCGGCATATTCATAGCCATTGCCATACGCCACCTTTCAGAGTAGAATTAGAGTTGAAAAAATATGATACATGCAACTTATCTTCGAGTTCTGACGGCCAGTTCAGGGCTCTTTTTTTGTGCCATAGAATCATTTCTGTTCCTCCTTTAACTCAAGTCCAAAGAAATCAATTGCCCAGGCCTTCCAGCCGCCCATTGCGTGAACCGATTCAGACAGCCAGTATCCGAAGCTGACGCACAATGCAATCAGGCCGAACCATGAGACAACCTCACCAACGTAGTAGTAGAACAAATCCATAATTATTAACTCCTTTCATCTAAGTACCTGCGCCAGGCGTCCCGAACTTCCGGGAACAACCAAACGCGTTTGCCACGCTTGCCAGGGGCTCCTGCACGACGTTCGAGCTTTGCCACGTATCCCAGCGGAACGAAGTTTTGCTCAAGATTGCTAGTGGAGACCCCGGTCATGTCCGCCAGCTGACTAAGGTTGACGGAGATTTGAAGCTTGTCATTTTCGCCCAACTTTTCATTCACTTGGTCCTCAATGACCTTTTGTGCTACTGCTTGTGGATCGAACGTCGCCATGGTTTTAACCTCCTAACCTTGTGTTAGCTTTATTGAAGACATTCTGTAAATTGATGCCTGCATAATCTGCCTTCATCACAATATCGGTATTTTCCGACATGATTTCTTCGGCATATTCATCAAAGTATTTGTCGATGAGTAGCACTTGCTGTGGAGATCTAAACTTCTTTTCAGTACTCATTGCCTCATCGAATTCCTCTTCAATTGCTCGCCGATCGTTCTCCTCCTTGCGCTGCCGAAACATCACTGAGATAACATCGTTGTGCTTCGTCGTGTCTTTCAAGAAAGACAGCAGCCCATAATCCGTTCTGGCACCCGACAGGGCTAAGAGAATGCTGTGCAGCCTGTGCGCAATTGCAACTCTCATACTCTTGTCACCGGACCGTTCACCATTGGACATCCGGGTAAGCTGTGACTTAGAAATATGTGCTCCTTCAGCGACATCTTTCCGCATAAAACCAACGAGATCCAGACTTAGCTGCTCTGCAAATTTATTTTTCATTCAATCACTTCCTTTACTTGGCAACCCATTCAAATTCCTTTGACGAGGACCACTGATACAATTTAGTTATTGGAGGAACCGGCAAGCAGAACCACCACAACGATGATTCCCAATACTCCTTCATCAGTTCACCCCCTCAGAATGTTCATTGAAAAATTAATACTCATCACCCTATTTGGTACAATTAGTGCTGGAAGGAGGTGGTTACTATGAACGACGCACTATTTGCTCAAATCATTCAACGTGCGCACGATATGCCATCAAGAGAAACTCGTGGAAAATTGCTTCCAACTTCGGACTACATTGACGCCCAAAAATTTGCAGCCAGACTTAACGAGGCCTATCCTGATGCAAGGTTTGAAGCGCTTAGACACGATCCTATTTTTCTATCGATCCATAAGTACTAGCTGAATAAGGTTTTGACACCGCTGCTAGAATTTTGATTAACTGTTGACCCATTTCAAAATTTTCTGCAATGAATCTACGTTGCTCATCAGTTAAATCACCTTTAGCAGTGGCGTAGAGGCCATTGAGGGTTAAAGACAGCTCAAGACCGCCCAGTCGAAGCAAAACGTCTTTAGGAAATCCCTCAATGGTTTTTTCAGTGCCGACTTGAATTACATCGATACTGCACAGTTTTCGTTCCATCAGCTCACCTCCTCACTGGATTTTCCAGTTTCTAAATCAGTAACTTTTTGGGTAAATAGCTTTGTAATTGGAATTCCCAACACCTTATGAAGCATCGGAATTGTATTGGCATCGAACGCATACTTCCCACTCTCGTATCGAGAATAGTTAGCCTTACTGCCCATGTCTAGGTAATTAGCCATATCTTGCTGGGTCAATTTCAATTCAATTCGACGACTTTTTATCAGATGCAAATCAAGCTCAATCATTATTCGTCCTCCTTCCGGTTACTGATATGTTAACCATGACTATATAATAAGTTACTAGTTTAGTAATGTCAAGAAAAATCGTTACTTTTTTAGAAACTTTTTGTTTCCAAAAAAGTAACCGTGCTATCATCTAGTTGTCAATAAAGTAACGAAAGTGAGGCCAATCATGGATAAAGAATTAATTTCTAGAATTATTGACTTACGAGAATCGCGCAATTGGACCCAAAAAGACCTCGCAGATAAGATGGGGTTCAATAAAGTAACAATGAATAAGATAGAACATGGGAATCGAAACATAACCAATTCTGAACTTGCTAAGTTCGCAGACATTTTTGAAGTCACCACAGATTATCTCCTTGGTAAGAATAGTACTCCTATGTGGGCTAACGAAAAGGATACAAATGACTTAGAAAAATTCCTAACTGATAACGAAGGGTCCATGACTTATGGCGGTGAAGACCTCACAGAAGAAGAAAAAGAGCAAGTGCGTGTGGCAATGACAACCATTTTCTGGAAACGCCACAAACACAACTAGGGGCTGATTGCTTGGAAAAGATAAGTAACGTTGCGAAAACCGTAATGAATCGATACCACACCGCCAACCCCTTTACAATTGCAGAAAGACTTAATATTCAAGTCGAATGGTGCTTGTTTGGCCATTATCCACTAGGTAAAACTGTCTATGATGGTGACCAGCCTGTTGTTATGCTCAATACAACAATTAGACATACCCCTACCCAATACTTTGTTATGGGCCACGAGCTAGGCCACGCCATCCTTCAAGAGGGCCTGGTCGGCTACTATACAAGTAGCAACAAGGCACACGGTCAGCTTGAAACTGAGGCAGACGAGTTTTCGGCCGCATTGATGGGTCTATTATTCATTGAGGATAACGACCGTATGCCGTGTTCATACGAGGATCTGGTCCATCAATATGGCCTGCCATTTGGAAACAATATCTAAGGAGGAAATTATGAAAAAAATCTGGATCGCCCTCGTTTCAGCAATTGCTTTAACCATGTTTATCAGTACCTCAGCAAATGCCAGTTACTATAAACGCGCGTATGTCACTCGCAACATTACCGTATATAAATTCATCCGAGGTGATAGCTATGCAACTAGTCGCCTGGGTCATCATCTAAAATTACATTATGGGAAAACTATCCATGTTGCACCCTTCTATCATATGGGAAAGGACGGCTATTTCTTGAAAGTAAACGGCCACGGATCAAAACTATATTATGCACGAACGAACAGTTCTAAATGGTTTACACGATATTAACAGCTTCTGTCTGGTGACTCCCCTCGGTTCGATTCCAACAAGGTCCACTTAGGTAACTATCTAAGGAGATGACTTTAACGTTAAAGAAAGATGTTTTTCAATTGATAAATGATCTAATCGACCACTTACCAGTTATTGCTCTGATTGTATTAGTTATCATAATTGTGTCCTTTTACGTTTTTCACATACGGTCAAAACACTAACTTTTGCATTATGGAGGTAATTAAATGGTTTTTACTGATGTATTTAATGTTATGCATGACGACTGCAAGATCATTCAAACTCAGAACGACTTCAAACGTGTGTTTATTATTGAAAACGAACAGGGAGTACGTTTTACCTGTTTGAAAGATGATGCACCTCGCTCTTCCAAAATTCACGATCATTGGAAACATGCCAAGCCTAGTGACTCTCCTGATGAACATCCTTTTCATGATAAATTTGTGTAACTGGATTGTTATATGCCTAAGACGTAGCTTCTGCCTGGTAACTCCCTTCGATTAGATTTCAGGAATAAGCATAATTTCAAAAAATGTTGTAGTCAATGTCGACAATTATTATCACTGGTCTATCATTTTCGTCCAATTCGTATGGGTATAATTTATGTCCAACTGATATGGGAGGTCTTAATATGGATTTCGTTGATGTCTTCAATGTTAAACATGAGAACTGCAAAATTGTAGAGACTCGGAATGAGTTCAACCGCATTTTTATTATTGAAAATGAACAGGGCGAACGCTTCACCTGCCTTAAAGAAAATGCGCCTATTGGTAAAAAATTTGGCGGACATTGGAAACATGCTAATCCACAAGATTCTCCTGAGGCTCACCCTTTCAGAAATAGATTTTAAAGCCTTATCAAGTATCTATTCAATTATCCTATTGTCCACACCCGACGACGTTAAAAGCTGTACATATTTTTAGGAGGATCACTTATGAGAATAATTGGTTGGATATTAATTATAGTAATCTGCTTATGGGCATACGGTGCCTATAGTGAAAATAAGGAGGGAAAAGAAAAAACCAAGACAAGCACATTTGTAATTGCGGCATTAATTATGCTTTTTGTGGGCTTTCCGATGGCCTTTCACCATACGGCTACAAAAGCAGCAACATCACACCACATAACTAAAACCGAAAAGGCTTCATCATCGAAAGCTAGTTCAAAGCGAGAATCATCTAAAAAGGAAAAAGCCCAGGTCAATAAAGCCAAGGCTAAAAATGAAAAAGAAAACCTAGCAGACTACAAAAAGGCACTTAAATCTGTTCCGGAAAAAACAAAAGGCGCTATCACAGACGCTTACGTTGATAAAGATAGCGGTGAAACAATGGTCACGTTATCCGATGACGCTCTCGGATACTCAAGCAATGAGCTGAAAACTGTAGCGAAGACCGCTTGGAATTCAATTGGCAACTTAAGAGACAATTACACGCCATTTCCTGACGACGCTGGCTCGACTGAAATGTACATTACTATTCAAGACAGTGCTGGTAACAAGATTGCGCATACTTCCCTGATGGGATCATTTAAGTATGATGGCGAATAATTTAAACTTAGCCCTTAATTGGGCTTTTCTTTAACGTGTTCAAAGAACATACGTTCTAAATGGAGGAATTATCATGGCACAAATATTCAAACGCGGTGACAGCTGGAAGGCCAAGGTCTACTTCAAAGACATTCACGGCAAGCGGACGTCACGCTCACAGGAAGGATTTCGCACTAAGAAGGAAGCCGAAGCGGCCGCCCGGGTGATGGAAGACACTTACAAGAACGGATCCGACGTCGACGACAAGAACATCTCTTTTAGCGACTACTTTCAGAAGTGGTTCCACATCTTCCGGGAACCTGGTCTGTCAGATACCACAATTGCCCGGTACCAGTACACCATCAACGTCATTGATGAGTATTTCGGCGACACCCTCTTCCGTAAGATCAAAACGGCCGACTACCAGGAATTTCTCAACTGGTTCGGGAACGGAAACGGCAAGGACGCGAAGCCCCACGCTAAGGCGACCGCTGACAAAATCAACACACACATCCGGGCCGCTGTCCGCAATGCAGTCAACGATTCGGTCATCAGCCGGGATTTCACGCAAAACACTCACGTCGTCTACGACAGCAGCCGGACCCGTGAGATCAAATGGCTCTCATATGACGATGCAGCCAAGCTGTACAACTACACGCTAAACCACTTGGAAGGCATTGACGTTGTCCCCTATATGGTTCTGACTGCCCTACTTACCGGCATGCGCCAGCAAGAAATCGCGGGGCTTACCTGGGACGACATCGACAGCAAGGGTGGCTTCATCAAGATCACGAAGACCTGGAACTGGACGAAGCGTGACTTTGGCCCCACCAAGAACCCGGCATCCGTCCGGACCATCTCGATTGACCGCAACCTGGTGAACATCTTGACCAAACTGCAGTATGAGCAAAAACGCTACTTGAAAGTGAACGACAAGACTAATCCACACAGCCTGGTTTTTCTGTCGCGCTACAACCGTGTCCCCTCTTCTAAGGCCCTCAACGACCGGTTACACGAACTGATGAAGGACGCCGACATCAACATATACCTGCGGTTCCACGGGCTCCGGCACACTCACGCGTCCATTCTGCTGTATCAGAAGATGTCGATTGCCTATATCAGCCACCGACTTGGTCACCAGGACATCGCCACAACAACGAAGACTTATCTCCATATCATCAAGGAACTGGAGCAGGAAGAGACCGTCCGCACCCGTGAGATCTTCACTGACCTGGGGAAGAAGGCCGACTGGTCCGACTTCAAAGTCAAGGCCGAGTGATGGGTGCACCCAAATGGGTGATTCTCACTCCTGAATGGGTGCACCTTGGGTGCGCACTTTTGCAAAACCATATGCGAATATATTTTTTTAGATATAAAAAAGAGCAGGAACGCTGTTATATCAACGTTCCTGCTCTTTTGAAAGTGGTTTATGAATTATAGTTATACCGGAGGTGGGGTTCGAACCCACACGACCTCAACGGTCACTGGATTTTGAGTCCAGCGCGTCTGCCAGTTCCGCCACTCCGGCAAAAAAATACTGATTGGATACACCCAGTCAAAGGTGGTAATCGGATTTGAACCGACGATGAAGGTTTTGCAGACCTCTGCCTTACCACTTGGCTATACCACCATAATCGCCTATCCAATCTGATTGGATCAGCTAATAAATCAAGATGCCCAATCCTAAGGGCGGTATGTGGGAATCGAACCCACGCGTGCCGGAACCACAATCCGGTGTGTTAACCACTTCACCAATACCGCCATTACATTACAAACAGGGATAGTAGGAGTTGAACCCACATCGACGGTTTTGGAGACCGTTGTTCTACCATTGAACTATATCCCTATGATGGTGGGGAGTGGATTCGAACCACCGAACCCGAAGGAGCGGATTTACAGTCCGCCGCGTTTAGCCAGACTTCGCTACCCCACCATAAATGGCGCAGGACGGAATCGAACCGCCGACACATGGAGCTTCAATCCATTGCTCTACCAACTGAGCTACTGAGCCATTTTACCATCATATTGTTTGCTGTGTATTAAATTAATAATAACATAACAACGGTCCGTACGAGACTCGAACTCGTGATCTCCTCCGTGACAGGGAGGCGTCCTAACCAACTAGACCAACGGACCATAATAAGTTATGTTACTGATGGAGGATACAGGGCTCGAACCTGTGACCCTCTGCTTGTAAGGCAGACGCTCTCCCAACTGAGCTAATCCTCCAAAATGACCCGTACGGGATTCGAACCCATGTTACTGCCGTGAAAGGGCAGTGTCTTAAACCACTTGACCAACGGGTCATACTTTGAAAACGGAGAGTGAGGGATTCGAACCCTCGAAACAGGTTAGTACCCGTTTACAGCATTTCCAATGCTGCTCCTTCAGCCACTCGGACAACTCTCCATTATTAAGCTCCGGCAGGCGGGCTCGAACCGTCGACAACCTGATTAACAGTCAGGTGCTCTACCAACTGAGCTATGCCGGAATAATCGCGTAGCAACGTCCTATCCTCGCAGGGGGCGATCCCCCAACTACTATCAGCGTGCTGAAGCTTAACTTCCGTGTTCGGCAT